TCCTTGTTGTCTTCAAACTGCTTGCCCTCAACCTTGTCATTGGCCTTCTCAACTTTGTTCTGCTCAATGACTCCAGTGGCTTTGATGTAGCTAATGTCACGGTACATCCCGACTCTGATGCGCCGCTCAAACTCATACTGCGTTATTTCGTGGACTTCGGCCGCCCTCTGCGCCGTGTAGAAGTTAGTTGCGGCAAAGGGCAGGATAACTCTGTCAATCGGCAAGAACTCAACGGTAGGACGCTTCTTCTCTTCATCAAACCAAAGCTTAAAATACTGCGAGCCACCAAGCGGTAACTGAGTGAGTAACTGTTCTTGCTCATCGCGAAACTCTTCAATCTGTTCAGTGATCTGCCAGTTTAAGAAGTCAACCTTGCGATTGGCTATGTCCATCTTCATCTGGTCGGTCTTACCCAGCACCTTGGACTTTACGGGGCCGTCCGGAGGAAACAGCTCTTTGATTGCCCTTGCGGCAAAGTCAACGCATCCTTCAGCCATGGCAGGGTGTACAACCTTACTAGCTCCCATGAAGGTAGCCCCACCAGGAGCATCATTGCCAAGGCCAGTGCGCTTAATGCCTTCTTCATATTGCTTATCTCGTAATGATCGCGCTTCCTTGTCTGTCTCTAAAAGCTCAAGGTATCTGCGCGACAGATCAGACAAATGGCTGGGGTCGATACTGTCAGCCAGGTTGTCATAGAACTCAGGATTAAACTCAGGGCCATCCTCAATGGTGATGATCGCAGAGCCGTCTGGCTGCTCTTCAGTCTCCATCTCAGGCATGTCAACAATGGCAGACCCGTCTTCCTGTTCGTCTATCTCTAAGTCATCAGCCATTATTTATGTTTTCCTTGCATGATTAAGTGATACAGCATAGTCCATACATCAGGATGCACCTCACCGCCTTTCTTCATCCCCTGTGCCGGCATAGGCGGCTGCGGAGGCTTAATCGCATTCAGAGCTTGCCCCTGTGGCGTCATCTGTAAGATGTTGCTAGGCGGCTGCTGTAAGGGATTGCTTTGGCCTTGCAGCCCTTGTGGGGCAGGCTGACCAGCGGCTCCAGCAGGAGAGGGGGGGACACCCTGTGGTTGCTGAGGCATTAATTGCTGGCCGGCCTGCGTTGGGTCAGTGTCTATGCCTCCAGCGGGCAAGTCAGCCCCACCAGGCGGGGGCATAACACCCTGTTGTGTATCAGGCGGCACATACGCCTTTGGATTCATGCCAGGCGCTTCGTTAGCGCCAAAGCTTTGTATGTTAAGCGGGTTAGTGCGCAACAGCGCCATGCGCATCTGTGCCATCGTGGGCGTCACTGAATGGGTTGTACCACCGCTTGCTTTATGAACAATACCACCATGGTCATACATAGGTTGTCCTTGATTAAGTACGTCTTGACGCATCTCTTCCGTGATAGGGAAGTGGTGAACATGCTTAGTCTTATAAATATCTTTATTCCCTGTGTCGGGATTAAATATCGGAGGCCCAATTGGCATCTCGTGACCGTTGATTGCTACCTGCGCGCCATACTTCTTGCCAAGCTTGTTAAGTGTGTTGGGTAATTTCTTGTCGTAGAACTCGCGCATACCCTCCCCACCTGAACGCAAATCTAAACCCAATAATTTATGTACACCTTGTTTAGGCTCAGATTTGATCAAACGATCAGCCACATCTTTTCCTATGTAATCCGGCAATTCATGAGGTTCAGCAATTCTACTTAAAACTGATTCGCCTTCAGGATTGAATGCTTCCAATAACTTATGACTAGGTTGATAACGAATTGCTCCGATATGTCTTTCTAAATTATATCTATCAGCTTGTTCCTGCCCCGGCGTAACAACAATACCTTGATAGCCATTCTGTGCTGCATGGTTGATCAGATGCTTGAGCGCCATCTCATGCCAGTTGTTCTTGAATGGGCCGTTGAGTATGCCTATGTTTTCTAACTGAGGTGGTTCTTGATTATCGAGCGCAGTTAGCTCTCGTAATGTTTGTAGCTCTAATTGTTTTAATATTTTTATTTGTTCTTGATTTTCAATTTTATGTGGAATTTCTCGTAGTTGGCGTTTAATATTTTGAAAATCATCTGCGAGTTTTTGCGATTTTGTTGCTTGTGTTTTTCTAAATTCTTGATCACTTTTTTCTTGTTCTGCTGCTATTTCTGCGTCTGTTTTTCTATATCCTCTATTTTTACCAGCCTGATGCCAATCCGATTGCAACTCTTCAAGATGCAACAGCTTCTCATTGTTTGGCCCTGTACGATCTTTTAACCGCATGTGGGCTATGATGTTAGGTACGCCAAAATGAGAAGAATTAAAGTTGTTCAAAGAATTCATGCGATCGCGTGGAAGATGCAGCAGCATCTCACGGTAGTTCTCTCCACCGGGTAGCGTGTACTCTGAGTAATGCGGCTGATCGTGCGCATCGCGTTCATATAATGATTCACGCGCAGCTTGAACGGCGTCAGCCCACGAGGTACGGTTTCCTATTCCTTGCCCCTGACTAGCGCCATAGATTTGATTTGCAAGCTCTTTTATCTCATCCTCGTTAGGCTCAGTATGCTTCAAGATTCGCTCTTGTATTTGCGGTGCGCGATGTTCTTTATGCCGTAGTTTCTGCAGCATCTGTTCACGCGTCATCTTAGGCGCCTGTGCTAGTGCAGTTAGCCCGCGATCCTCTAGCTCTTCTTTTTTGACATTTGGCTGCTTCATTAGCTCATTAATGAACGCTTGACCTGGGCCTTCCTTGCGCTTGATGTTCTGCGCGGCCTGATCCACGGCTGAGTAAAGCCCACCGCCTGCCATAGCAAGCGCATATTTCATCTGATCTGTGTTAGGTCTTTTCATCGCCCGATTATCCTACGCACCTATCCAATTCGTCTAACGCCCGTTTCTGCTCTTTGATCCATGCTCTCAAGGCTCTCACGACTTCCTGCTCGTTGATCTCCACGCGCTCTTGCAAGCACACCTCAAAGCGCAGTCTCTCAATCACAACCTTGACGCCTTGCCTGACAATCACTCCCTCGTCACTGAGCATACGGATTTCCCCTCTCCGCTGAATTAAAGATTTCCGCGTCAGTGATGTCTTCTTGCTCGATCTCTTCGCGCGGCGGTGCATCAATACTTAACCATCCCGCATCCCTCAAATATCTCAATGCCTGGCTCATACAGTCCACGTACTCGTCATGCATCGTTCCCTCAGGAAAGGAGCAAATCTCTGTGACCATGCCCTCTGCCCAATCCCTTACATAGCCAGATCGCACCCCTGACTCAGGCACCCACACGCGCCCAGCCCTGATGATGTTGGCCACAATCGACAGCCGCTGGAGCTTGTCAGCCTTGCCAGGGTTATACGCCATCACAGGAATATGCGCTCGCTGTAAGTCCTGTATCAAGCTTATACCGGCGCTCTTGTCTTCTACTAGGACCAAGTCGACTAGCTTGCGGCTCTTGCCCTCACCAAAGACGATCTCGTACTCTTCTAGGACTTTGGGGCGTAGGTCTGGGTATTGTAGATGCGCCTTCCAGCAGTCGAGCACCATCACAGACATGCCGCCGTCCATAGGCTTGAATACGCCAAAAGTAATGGAGCCAGAGGGATCGTTGTACGTCTTGTCTGAGGTCGCGCAGTCATACGACTGGATGACGTACTCAAGCTTAGGAAAGGGCTTGTTGTTTGGCCAGAGCCGGAACCAGTCGCGCTTGACGATACCTTTGGCCTCAGGGTCAATCAGCTCGGCCAACACTTCCTGTTTATATATGTCAGATTCAGGATCGTATTGCAGCACCTGATTCTTAAAGTTCGCCGCTAAGTTGCTGATGTTGACGAACGTGGACGCTCTAGTGATATAGACATCATCGCCTTCGCGGTCCACCAGGTTTAGCACTACATCTTTGGGCTTAGGCGTGGTAGAGACAATGACCTTAGTGCGCTTACCCAGACGCACAGCAAACTGGATCATGTCCCAGGCTTCCTGCAAGTAATCCCACGCGGCTAACTCATCAAGCCACGCGCCATGCCACTGACCACCACGATAACGCTCAGGCTCGCTGGCTGCGATCCCCTTGATAAAGGATCCATTGACGAGCTTAATCTCGTGCAGGCTCTTGTTGTAGTCCTCTATGAGGCGCGGGGGGATCACATTGAGTAGCCCTGAGTCGCCTTCAAAGCATGTGCCGCGTATGTCACCACTCGTAGGCGCTGCGACTAGCCATCGCGTCCCAGGATTCTCCCACGCCCATGATCCCAGAGCTTCACTCGATGCGCGGGTCTTTCCTGATCCACGGCCACCAAGAAGCAGCCATGTTGCCCACCACTCGCCTGGTGGTTCAATCTGATGCTTATGCGCCTGCTGTAGCCACTTGATCTGCCATTGGATGTATTCCTGCTCTAATGGGGGCTCCTTGATGAAGTCTTCCGCAAGACCCTCAACATCCTCCAAAAAAGCAGCAATCGCACTCATTCAGCCTGACGTTGTAGCTTTAAAGCTAATACAAGCTCTCTGAACGCTGACTTGTTCTCCTCAACCTGCAACGGCGCGTCAGGATCACCCGCCACTTCCATACGTCCTAGCTTAGGCACATGGTATTCCACTACGCTTTGATACAACTCAAACGCTTTAGCGGGATTAGGCTTAATGTCGTGCTCAGGGTTTCCCTTGGCTACCGCGTCAAGCCATTCTGCGAGCCTATGGGCGTTCCCATCCACAAACTGAGCAATAGCCTGTCTCGCCTCATGCGTGGCTTTGTTAGGCGCTCCCTTGGGTCTTCCTGCACCTGGGTTAGCCATGAGTCACCTCACAGCCATTATTTCCAATTATTAAATTTACAATCATGATCCGCTCCTCACACAATATTTCAGTGCATCAATGGAGCGGAGTGTAACTCTAAGTTTCTGTTAAGAAAAGGGGTAAGTTCTGATAATCCTTCTTTATTGCCTGTAGTTCCACTATAAGACGATCTAAATCTAGATGGTTTGCTGCTTGTATGTGGAGCTTTGTCATACGAGATCTTGATGAAGGCAAGACCATCCTCGTACGCCATAGGTAAAGCTTCGCGCCATGCTTGTTCTAGTTCCGCGAGGATTCTTGGTGTGACAATCATTCCTCACTGCGTCCTAGTATGCGTTGTTCGGCCCAAATCTTATAAGACTTGAGCTTCTCAACTTCATCCTTGAGGCGCTTGTTCTCATTAGTCAGATATTTGATACGTGAGTCCGCTTGCTCTATCCAGTCTTTAACCTCTGGTGTCATGGTGTAGAGCGCATCTGATTTGATTGGCGCCGCTTTAGGTTTAGTCGCCGCCATTTTCTAATTCCACTAAACGCATGTCACATGCTAAGAGCCAGGCTTGTCTCACAATAATGTCGCGCGCTTCTTGCGTCATTGGGATGCCCTTCACAGCCAACATACCCTGCAATGATGCACACGCATACTGTCTGACAATGTGTTGTTCGTTCTCGTTCATGCTTCCTCCACGGTAATTTTGTAGTCGCGGCCCATATAATGCAGCTCAACAACCTTCTTGTGAGAGATCAAGAATCCTTCTTTAGGATCAAGATCTGAAATTATCTTGCCAAAGCCCATACCTGTTTGCTTCGATAACTGTTCTTTGATCATGGCCGCGACATAGTCACAGTAAACCAATTTGTTTACAGGCTCCATCTTAGGCATAGGCTTGTACTCATCTAGTGGATTGCACAAGTTTGTATCAGGCTGTGGGTTTAGTTTGGGTTCCATACGATCATGTCCATTAAGATTACGATTAGTGCGGCGCCATAGATGGCGATCTGAATTAATAAGTCTTTCATGCATTCTCCAAATAAATAACTGAGTCTTGCCCTAAAGTGGCTTCGCACTCGTTGCATTGGATGAAACAGTAGTCCGGATAGCCAGTGCCATCCGGAAAAGAATCATACAAGTCCCAATCGTGGGACTGGCAGTTAGGGCAAACGACATTCTCGCAAATGTTATGGTCTAGGTGTTTGTATTTCATGATCACTTCTTAGGAGTTACACGGATGTCTACGCGAGACTTTTTGCGAAACTTGTTGAGAGTCTCTTCGGTTATATTGTACTCAGCACATAAAGCTGCGTAATCAACAGAACCCTTGACCTCAAACATAGCAACATTGACTGAGTGCAGCTCGCCTGCATGTGTGCCGACATCGTATTTGTTTGCAATCGCGGCCTTCATAGCCTCAACTTGATCTTTTAACGCTTTGGCTTGCTGATCTAATACATACAACGCGTCAATTTCATTGGCTAATGACTCAATCGTTGCAAGAGCTTGGATGGTTGCTTGGGTTTCTGTGATCATTTTGGTATCTCCGATTAACCGGCGCCGTTGCCGTAAGACGAATAATACCCTACTCACAGAGTATGTCAATAACTTTCTGTTAGATTCTTTTAGGGTTTTAGGTGTAGTGGAACTACAGGTGCCATTTCTTTAAGTATTTGAATACATTAGAAATGGTCATATTTAGCGCATCAATTTCTTCCATCTTTGCGATGCGCCATGCAGATTTTTCTCCATGCCAACCCATCTTACTGCCTTGGTGACAGCTTTTACATAACGCCACTGTTGCGTAATGAAGCCCTTGTTTGATGTGGTGTGCATCACTGGGTGGCTCTAATCCGCATACAGAACACGGCTGCTCTTTAACTAGATATACCCAGGCTTTCTCCTCTTCGTTTAACTTACCGTTCACATTACTGCCCTATCCATTGCACGATTAGATGCCTCCATAGACCGCCATACGTCGATTTTGGCTTGACATGATATCAATACCCATCTCATTGACTCTTCGATCTCTGTCGCGGTTTGTAGGGCTCCTAAGAGCTCTACATAGGCAGGATCTGCATACGCCTCCATCTCTGCTGATGCTGAGGTCTTTGCGCGGCCATCTGCTATCGCCGCTTTCATCAACATCGCTTTTTGGCTCTTGCGCATTTCTTCCAGGTAAACACGATGCGCTTTTGCTTCCGCATAATGATAGCCCTTGTCATGCAGGGTTTGAATCGCGTTGTTGATGTCAGCCAGTGTTAAGTCACTCATTTCTTCGGCTCCCGTTCGCGAGAAGTAAGTTCTATCACCCGGCGATTACACACATCTTGATCAAACTCTAAACTCAATATCTGTTTATTCAAATCTTCAATCTGTCTAGTCTGTTCAAGATTATAACCAGCCGAAAATAACAATAATCCTGATAACGCGCCTAATAAAAACCACCCTAAGTTGTGTCTCATGCTTTTCTCCCTGTCATCGCAATTAACGCTGCATCTGCAAGCGCTTGCCCTTTGCCTTTTTTATGCAACTCTTTCCACTGTGGCCACATGTGTATTGCTTTTGCGCGGCTGGCATCTTTACCCATGCCAGTAATTGAATGCTGTTTCTTCCACTCTTGCGGCGTGATTAAACATAACGAAATACCCAACGTCGCAATAATGCCC